ATCCCTGTGGTGGCACTGTATCACCCAGTCCAGGTGCTAATGGAGCCTCAGAACCAATACCTATTTAAGCTGGATATCCAGAACGGTATTGAGACCTACTATAACAAGCGTGGGACCGATTCAGAGTTCGCTTGGGAGATGTTAGATACGGTTGAGAAGTTAAATAAGCTATCTGAATACAAGGACTCCGATGTGGCGGTAGACATTGAAACCACCGGGCTGGACTTCCTCAAGGATGAGATACAGACTGTAGCCCTGAGCTTTAATCATAAAGGGAAGCTAGTTACCTTTACAGTTCCAATGTATCACAAGGAATTCGCTCACCCGGACGGATGGATTTCTACGGTAAATAAACTTTTGAGTGAAATCTTTACCAATGACTTAACACGGAAGATATTCCACAAGGCACAATTTGATACAAAGTTCTTGGCTAGGCAGGGTCTGTCTGATATAAGGAACATCTACGATACCAAGCTCATGCAGCATATGGTGGACGAGAATCTTCCGAAGAGCCTCAAGGATTTGGTATCCTACTACTTCCCCAACGAGCAGGGTGTAATCTAATGTTAGGTCAAGACGGCAAAAAGACAGACTGGAAGAACATGCCACTGCCAACGATGGCAAGGGGCAATGCTCTTGATGCTTACTTCACCATGAAGGTCTTTCAGAAGCTAGAGAAAAGAATCTCTGAGCTTAAGATGGCCAACCTCTATGATAAGCTCATGGTTCCAGCGGTCGAGTTCTTCAAGACCATGGAGCTTGACGGTCTTTTGATATCGGGTAGCAAGGTAAACGAACTGGGGGTCTTGCTGAAGGATGATATCCTTAATAACGAGGATAGATTGTATTCCTTCAAAGAAGTAGATAAGACTCTAGAGCTTACCTCTACCGATGACCTAACTCGTATATTATATTCTTGCGATAAGAAGAAGAATATTGTAGAAGGTGGGTTCAACCTGTATCCCCCGATCACCTCGGAGAAGACTGGTGCCCCAAGCACAAGCGCAGAAGCATTGGATATATTATTAGAACAACTTGAAGAAGAAATCAACCGCAGAGGTCTAAATGAATAGGTTTGAGAAGCTTGAACTTGAGAAGCAGATATCACAGTCTGCTATTAGATCTCTAAGCGACGCCAACGTCGTGAACGCTAGAGATTTCATCAAGGGTCTACTGGACTACAGAAGATCCAAGAAGCTCTATGATACCTATATCTCAGGTGTTAAGGAGGCAATGCAATATAATGGATCAGACAGGATTTACGTGGAGTATCGTCTCGATGGGACTGTCACTGGACGACTCAGCAACGCTGGGTATGAAGCTGGCGACAATAGAATGGGTATATCATTTCATACTCTGCCCCGAGAGACGAAGTTCAATATTCGTGAATATGTTGTGGCTCCCAAGGGCTACAAGTTTATAACCGCAGATATGAAGAGCATGGAACTCCGAGTTCTAGCTCACTTAGCCAAGGAGAAGAACATGGCTAAGGCATTCAATGATCGCATGGACCTGCATACGTATTCTGCTTCTATGACGTTCGGTAAGCCTATGGAAAAGGTAACAAAGGAGGAACGTCAGATTGCTAAGGAAGTTAGCTTCTTAACGGTCTACGGTGGAACGGAGAAGACGCTAGCTATGAAACGTGGTATTAGCTTCAAGAAAGCGAAGGGTATTATAGATGGCTGGATGGCTGCATTCCCAGGTGTTCCCAGATACATGGAACATGTTCAGAACTTTATTAATAGTAACAAGTATGCCTATACTATCTTTGGGCGTCGTCGCAATCTACCGAATGCTGCGTCCGAAGCTAAGTATATTCGGCAAGAAGCTTTTAGGCAGGGACTGAACTTTACGGTCCAGTCATCAGCCAGTGATACTCTAGTCTGCTGTATCCTAGGGCTGAATCAGGATCTAAAGCGGAAGAAAATGGGTGCCAAGATAATCGCAACGGTCCACGACTCCATAGAGTTGATTGCACCAATCGACCAAGTAGACGAGACCATCGCATTACTCTACCACCATATGGTTAACTACCCTTATATTAAGGAGAACTTCAATTTTGAGTTCTCAGTGCCGATGGAAGTGGAAGTGGTAGTTGGTGATTCTTTTGGCTCAGGCCAAGAGTATCATCTCAGCAATCCCACTTCCTAAGAGACTTATTAATACGTGAATCAGGATCACTAGCAGTCTTCTTAGAAGTTAGTTTGCTTTTCATGCCGGACATTCTAGCACAGAATGACTTTCTTCTCGATGCTGACTTCTTAGACTTCTTGGCTTGTTCAGAGGATACTGGGGGTTTGAGATTATGCCCTTGAGCTTTGGCTGATGCTCTACCTTTAGCATTTAATCCACCTTCTGGATTCTTACCTTCTGATCTTTGCCAAGCAGGAGAGGATTCTTTCATACAAGATCCTTTAGAATATGGAGTCTTACCTGGAGTTGGCTTATAACCTTTCCAACATCTGCTCTTTTCTAGTATAATTTCAGCTATACGGTTATAAACTTCATTAATCTTCATCGTCTAGAGACTCTCCTTTAGCCTTCTTTACCGCCATCATTCTTTTAACTCTTTCACCATACCATTTAGTGCCTGCTCTTGGGCCTGCCTTAGCTGGCTTGCCTTCATTAGATACTGGCTCTCTGGTGTCTGGGACTTGACTGGATGGGCGGCTACCAACCTTAGTCTCTACAATATAATTAACAATAACATTTTTAATTCTCTCACGTATATCCATAAAATTCACCTATTATACTACAACTATCTAGGGGTTTAGCATCAATGATTTATGATTATTTAAAAGATAGCCGAAGTTTTGTTACCCTGGTCGATCAGATGCAGGTAGACCCGGCATTAAAAACCGTTAATTCGGCTAGAATAAGTTATAACAAGTATAAAGATAAGTTTGAGGAGTCCGATAAAAAGTTAGCCACGTTCCTATGGGAGCATGAGCATACTAGCCCCTATCGACACTCTTATTATACTTTCCACATTAAAGCCCCATTATTCTTATTCCGCCAACTTATGAAGTATCAGGTTGGATCGGGATTTAGGACTTATGAGGCTAATGGGGAGACCGTCCGCCTAGAGATATTCGATCACTTCTTTGACGGTGATAAGGGCTGCTCCTGGAACGAGATTTCAGGGCGGTATGTCGAGACCTCCACCGAGTATTACAAGCCCTGCTGGGCTCGTAGGAACCCTCCCCATGGCAATAAGCAGGCATCCGAGGACTTCCCAATAAATAACGGGGTTCATGCCGTAATGCAAGACACAATAGATAAAACTATGAATGTCATGCGTCAGGCATATAAGGAGCTACTACATTATGGTGTGGCAAAGGAGATTGCCAGAATGATCCTACCCCAAAACATTTATTCGGAAGCTTACTGGACAGTGAGCCTTCAATCTGTTATACACTTCCTACATCAAAGACTTAAGCCAGATGCCCAGCTTGAGATAAGATTGCTAGCCGAGGGCATATACGAATTAATTAAGACTGATTTAGATAAACTAGGTTTAACCAAGGATAAATTATGAGTTCTAGAATTAAAGTTTATTTTATGACTGAAGATCCCGCTTTTTCAGAAGAGCAGGCAATTAATTTTAATATTCGGCATTTCCGTAATCATCTGAAAAATAAGAATGGTGGTATAGAAGTAGATCCATGTGGTGGGTATACTGTATTGTCGGAAGAGGGCTCTGGTCAGATGTTTGTGGCCAAGTGTAATCCAAGAGATAGATTTAACCGTAGAGAGGGTTTAAAACAGGCAATCAAGCACTATATGAATTGCCGTATTTTTAATCCATCTAGAGTTCAATTTATGTCCTCTTTTGATAATGTTTCAAATGATGAGTTTGCGGCTGTTTATTCTTACGGTATCCGCATAAATACAATAAATTTTTGATGAAAACTGTAGTCATTGGGGATTGTCACTTTTATAATGCTTATCCAAGTTTTGATTACTTGGAAAAGCAGTTTGATACAATTAAGGAAATCCTCAAGAGAGAAACCCCTCATCGGGTTATCTTTCTTGGGGATATATTCCATTTTAGGAAGCCAGATCCCGAGACCATAGTTAGGGTAAGTGATTTCCTAAAAGATATTAGCTATGGATATCCTGGATTAAGTGAAATTAATCTTATCCGCGGTAATCACGATACAGCCGCTAAGTCCGATACGAACCCATTAACTATCCTAGACATCTTTGATTTATTTCATAAGGTTAGGGTATACTCTGGATCAATGTATCATGAGGAGGACTCAATAGGCAAGTTGAGATATCATTTCATTTCCCATTATGACGATGAGAATATCATCTGTCAAAATCTAAATGACATAACACCTCATAAAGATACTAAACATTTTGTATTTGGACACTTTGGATTTAAAGGCTGTATCAACCCTAATGGTGACGAAGATTCACCATTGACCCTAGATGTATTTAAGCACACTACATTCCTAGGGCACATTCATAAACCACAGGATGAAGGTAATGTTCACGTAGTAGGAACTCCATATTCAACATCATTCTCTGAGGCTGATAATAAGCACCGATACGCAGTGATTGATGAAGAGACTGGAGAATACTACTTCAAGGATATTACTTGGGGCATAAGGTATCTCCAGTTTGATCTAGGATCTTTGGAGGCCAACAAGGAGTTTATAGTAGATACTGCATACACCACCGTCCTTCGTGTATACATTTCTCACCTACTAGACCAGAACTCTGTTGATCTTAGAAGAAAGATCATGGACGAATACAAGGTAGCATATGTCGATATTAAATTCCTTCCAATGATGGAGGATGGGGAGAGTAGCAGTTATCGTCCCCGGAGCATGGTGTTTGAGATAAACGACGAGCTAATAAACAATTATCTTAATGAGGCTAAGACCGAGATCCCCAAGGATCTATTATTACAAGGTCTAAAGACTCTGAGAGACCATGATACTTAAACACTTAAAAGTAAAGAACTTCTACAGCTTCAAAGAACTTGATCTAGATCTACTGCAATTCAAGAACATTGTTTACGTCAAAGGCGTGAACCGTGATACTGGAGGAAGCAATGGATCTGGCAAGAGTTCTATTCTTGAGATGATCGTATTTGGTCTCTTTGGTAAGACTATCCGTAAGTCTACCGAAGAAGCACTAATTAACTGCGACAACAAAAAAGCTCTCGTAGTAGAATTAGATGTAGCCAAGCTTGGAGTAGGTGAAGTTAAGATTGTTAGAGGTAAGAGACCTAACATACTTAATTTCTATTTGGGCGGCCAAGACCTCACCCAGGATAATGCTCTCAAGACTCAAGAGAAGATAGAAGAGACCCTAGGGCTAAGCTATAAGACTTTTATAGCCTCAATAGTGTTCGGCCAGCATTCCGACCTTGAGTTCCTTTCTGCCACCGCTGATGATAAAAGAACTATCATCCGTAACTTCCTTAACCTAGAGGAAATCTTTACTTGGCGGGATAAGATTAAGGAACTTAAGTCTGAATATAATGTTAATGCTAAGGTAGCGGAGACAATTATCCTAGAGTTAAAGTCCCAAGAAGATAAGCTCAAACTTAAGATGCAGGACATCGAGCCCTTTGAGATGCCTGAGACCATTCAGGAAGTCTTAATAAGGGAAACCACTATTAATAGTTTCGCTCAAACTATTAATAAGCTCAAGGATGAGCATGACGACCTTAAAGTTAAGGAAGATGAACTGTCTGCACAAATTAAGTTAGGTGAGTATTCTATTAAAGATACTTGTAAAACTTGCAAGAAGATTTATACCAAGAAGCAGACTAAAGCTAACTTAAGAGGGTTGCAAAAGAGATTAAATTCTACCGTAGCCAAAGTTAATAAAATTGGTAACTCCCTTTATAAGTTAAGAGGAGAGCTTGCCAAATTAAAAACTAAGTTAACGCCTGCTCAATGGTATGAACTTAAGAAAAAGGAAGATTTATTTTTATCACAAAAAAAAATAAAGGATGAATATAATGAGATCCTTGCCCGCAGACAAGAGCAGGAATTAAAAAAGAATAACCTAGAACTTAATTATGAGATAATGCGATTCTGGGAAAAAGCATTCTCAGAACAGGGTTTAATTAAATATTTTATAAGAAATATTCTAGATTATCTCAATTTTAAGACAAATGAATACCTATCCCTGCTAACTAATAATCAGTTCGTCATTACTTTCAATGAAGAGTTGGAAGAGATTATTACTAATAACGGTAGGAAACTCTCTTACATATCTTTAAGTGGTGGCGAGAAGAGGAAAATAAATTTATCTGTCATGTTGGCACTCCAATCACTTTTAAGCCATACGTCTAAAGAGCAATCAAACATCATATTCTTTGATGAGATTGCTGAGAATATGGACGAAGATGGGTGTGTTGGAGTATTAAATTTATTAAAGAGTTTAAAAGAAGAGGATAAGACTATCTTCTTAATTACACATAATGCCCATCTTAAGAGTTTATTAGATGGGTGTCAGATTTTAAAAGTAGAAAAGAAAAACGGTGAATCGAGGATTATATGAAAGTAAAGCAACTTAATGAGTTAGGCCAAAAGATTTTTGAGCAACGTTATGCTTATCCTGGCGAGACTAAGTATTCAGATAGATGCCGAGCTATGGCGAAGCATATATCATCCGCAGAGAAGGATGAAGAGAAAGAGTTCTATGAGCGTAGATTCTTTGAAACACTAGCCGCTGGTGATTTTGTCCCAGGAGGAAGAATTATATTCGGTTCTGGACGTTCACGGCAGAACATGTTAAACTGCTACGTCCTTGAGCCAGAGGATAACGTCGATAGCATCGGCAAAGTCATCGCAGACATGTATAAGATTTCATGTGCTGGTGGTGGTATCGGATTTAACTTTAGCAAGATCCGCCCTCGTGGTGACGATATCCAGAACATCAAGAACTCCGCTCCTGGTGCCGTATCCGTTATGAGAATGATTAACGAGATTGGTAACCACGTAAGAGCAGGTAAGAACCGTAGAACCGCCCTCATGGCGGAACTTAATGTTACTCATCCAGACATTATGGAGTTCCTCAAGGTTAAGCTAGACCTTGGTGAGCTAACCAACTTCAATATTTCGGTAGCGATTACTGATAGATTCATTCAGGCTTGTGAGAATGATGAGGATTGGTATTTCACGTTCAACAACCGTAAGTATTACACTTATGAGATGACTCGTGTATCACCAACGGGTGAGCGTGAGCAAGTTACCACTGTAGCTCTAGATCCTCAGGATGCTGTTGAGAGAGTTAAGCTTCACCAACTCAAGCACTTCAACGATACGTTTGAGGATGTTAAGGAAATGAAGTTCAAGGCTCTTGATCTATGGAACAAGATTTGGGAGAACTCAGTTAAGTCTGGTGATCCAGGAATCTTCAATATTGATCTAGCTAACAACTACACCAACGTTTCATACTTTGAACGTATGAACGCTACAAATCCATGTGGTGAGATTACTCTACCACCATACGGAAACTGCTGCCTAGGCAACATCAACCTTGCTAACATGGTGGAGGATAATGGTGAGTTTGACTGGAAGAAGCTGGCCAATACCGTAAGACTTGGTATCCGATTCTTGGATAACGTCCTAACGGTAAACCACTACCCAATTCCAGAGTGTGATGAAGTCGGACAGAGATCACGCCGAGTTGGTCTAGGTGTTCTCGGTATGCACTACATGTTCATCAAGCTTGGAATCAAGTATGGTTCTGAGAAGTGCTTAGAGTTTCTTGATAGACTCTTTGCAACGATTCGTGATGAAGCTTACAAAACTTCAGTGTATCTAGCTCGTGATAAGGCTCCATTCCCTGCGTTCAACGCCAAGCTCTACCTGCAAGAGAGCTTTGCTAGAACGTTACCTGCTAGAATCAGAATGATGATTCGTGAGCATGGTATCCGTAATGCAGTTATGTTGACGGTTCCACCAACTGGAACTATCTCAATGGTTCACGGTGTTTCAAGTGGAATTGAACCAATCTTCGCTGCTATGTATATGCGTAGATACCGTGTAGCTAACACTTGGGCAGAACAAGTTGTATTGGACCCACTCTTCAAGGAATATTTGGAGCAAGGAAAAGATCTAGGTTTATTCGTCGGAGCCTATGATGTAACCCCCGAGGAACACATGAAGGTTCAGGCCACGATTCAGCGTTATATTGATAACGCGATCAGCAAGACGATCAACCTACCAAACACTGCTCAATGGGAGGAAATTTCCAAGGTTGCGTTGCAGTATGCCCCATATCTAAAGGGTCTCACGGTTTATCGTGCTGGCTCTAAGGGAATGGAACCACTGCAAGCTATTCCTCTTACCGAGGAGAACATTGAGAAGTATGCGAAGCCAGTCATTAAGACTGTTGCTACTGAAGCTGCGTCAGCCGAAGTATGTAGAATCGGTGATAATAGCTGCGGAAGCTAATCATGGTAATGAAATACAAAGGGATTGTTCACGATCCTAGGTTTGGGGGTAAGACTAAAAAGTGTTACCCCCTATACTGTGAGCACTGTGACGAAGAGTTCATGGTTAAAGCTGTCTCAGCACCTAAGAAAAGAAAACATACTTGTGGTAAATATGCAACTCAAAGATGCTCTGGATATGCTTGGACTCAAAAGTCGGACGATCAAGTTAGAAGAAAAGTTGAAAGATTTAATCATGAGGGATATAATAAGGATCAAGCTGATCAATTCTACAAATCCTCTATTGAAGGAATTGAAAACCGTATACAGGGTGTAGGCGGATCAGCACATTATAAAGCTGTAGTTCCTGATATGGATTATATGGTTAAAACTGGACAGGCTAAACCGATGTCGGAACCTGAAATTCAAAAAGCAGAAAAAGTAAGAAAAGATTTAGTTGTTAAGCACACTGGTGGAAAGAAAAACTTTAACGTAGGCAGATCAAACAACTCGCAATCATCAAAATGAGCTACTCTTTTTCAGATAATATTCAGCGTGGTATCCTTTATCTTGTTAAGCATGATAAGGATTTCTACTCTCAGATTTCAAGTCTTATTAAATCTGAGTATTTTGAGTTCCCATCTTATGCATTTATCTTTGATCGCGTAAAAGCGCACTATGATAAGTATAAGGTAATACCACCTGATGAAATTCTTCTAGAAGATATCAAGAAGAATCTTCCCAAGGGTCAACTACTTTCTGAGTATGAGGATGATATTGAGCAGATCAATAACATCGACTCCTCTGTAAATGAGAACAGAGAGTTTGTCCTCGATCTTGTGGAGGATTTTGCGCGTAAGCAAGCCATCTCCCAAGCGATCAAGGAGAGCGTAGTTCTTCTCAAGGAGAATCGCATTTCTGAGATTGAGGAGAAGGTTCGTGAAGCGATGTTGGTTTCCCGCGAAGTTAACGTGGGGCAACTATACTTCCAGGATGTAGATAATAGATTCCATCGCTTGTTTGATGACAAGCAGAAGAAGAAGTATAAGACTGTGTTCAACACGTTTAATAACTTCTTAGACGGTGGCCTGAACTCCAAGGAACTTGCAATAGTTATCGCCCCTCCCGGCGTAGGCAAATCACTATACCTTGTCAACCAGGGTGCTGTTGCCCTTAAGGAGAACAAGAAAGTTCTGTATATCTCTTTGGAGATGGCTGAAGATAAGATTGCTCAGAGATTCGACTCTATTCTTACTTTGGTGCCAAACCACAAGCTTAAGGATAAGGCAACCTACCCACTACTAAAGGAGAGACTCTCACAAGTCCAGAAAAGGTTTGATGGTGCTCAACTGATTATTAAAGAGTTCCCAGTGGGACAACTTAACGTGAATCAGATCCGAGCTTTACTAGTTCAGCTAAAGCTACACCATGATTTCGTTCCTGAGATTCTGATTGTAGACTACCTTGAGCTTCTACGCCCGAATCGTCAAATTGATGCCGAATATATGGCGCAGGAGAGGATCGCGCAAGAACTCCGTGGACTGGCAATGGAGCACAATCTGCTAGTTTGGACCGCAACCCAAACTAATAGAAGCGGTAAGAAGGTAGCTACTATTACTGATGCAGAGCTAGGTGATTCTTATGGTAAGATCCGCCCTGCCGATTGGGCAATCTCCTTGAATCAAACCGAGGAGGAATATGAGAAGGGTCGGATGCGAGTCTATGTAGTTAAGGCTAGAGATGCAAAGCAGCACTACAGAATTAGTGCTTCAGTAAATTATACTAACCTTACCATGGAAGAAGTATCAGAGGCTGAGTTGGCCAGTCAGGATGCCTCAGGGTGAAATTTTTAACCTGAGGCTTGATTTCAAGCCAACCCATGCTATAATAAGCTTATGTATTACCTACCAAAAGATCAACTTAAGGATCTAGATATTGATAAGTATCTAGAAATCCATAACAAGCTCGCAAGCATCGACAAGGATGCTTTGCCTTCTGAGTTAGCAAGACATACCACAGTCTACTCTTATTACCATGGGCTTCTGATTTGGCAGAAGCGTAAGGTAGACCTTATGGTTAACCATAACCAAGCTATGTATTCTCTTACCAAGAATAATGAGCTACTGAATAACAAGAGTAAGGGTGCTAAAGCAACTGCATCCTACTTGGAAGATTACGTTCAGTCTAACGAAGAATACATCAAACTTAAATCAGATCTGATTTACCAAGAAGAAATTTACGGATATTTAAAGGCCATTTGCTCTATGTTGGAGCATAAGAAAGATATGTTGATCCAACTTAGTGCGAATTTACGATCAGAAACAAAACTTTACAATTAATAAAAAAAGAGAAAAATTATGAACTTAAATGAACTACGCAAGAAGCATGAAGAACTCCTCAAGGGCAAGGTCTATGCCGGAGCCAATGAGGGTGGTGAGAAGTATCTCAAGGTAGAGCCTGGGAAGAATACTATCCGTATCCTTCCTTGGAAGGATGATGGCAAGCCTTTCTACGCAGAGGCTGTTATTCACCGCTATACCGATGAGGAAGGTAAGCTCAAGAACTATTTCTGCCGCAAGACGCAAAATGAGTCTTGCCCAGTCTGTGATTTCTACTTTGAGCTTTGGAAGATGCACAAGGAGCTTGGCTTGGCTCCAAAGACCAAGAGCAAGTTTGGTGATCTTGCCACTAAGATTAAGGGCACTCCACGCTACTACATGAATGTCGTGGATCGCCGTCATATGGAAAACAAGTCTGATGATGCGGCAGGAGCTATCAAGATTCTTTCTACTGGCCAAAAAGTCTTTAAGAAAGTTCTAGATGGCCTGTTCAATCCAGACATGATGGATGAATCTGATCCCGAGAACACGAACGTCATCTCATTGAAGAAGGGTAATGATTTCGTTCTTGAACTTGGAAAGAGTGGTGAGTTTAACAACTACGACCAATCTACTTTCCGTATCAAGAAGACTCCTGCTGGGTCTGATCGTGAGATTAAGATTTGGATGGAAGTTCTCCACGACATTCACGGTAATGTCCAAATTGGAGAATACGACGAAGGGAAGAGACTGGTAGAATATCTAAGAGTGTCTTTGGATACTACTGGTGTTGCACCCTCATCACCTAAGGATGATGATATGGGTGAGAAACGGTTTAATAAGGAAGTTCAAGTATGAAGAAATTCATGATTTTAGCAGTGCTAGCTGTTCTAGCACTAATGCCAAGTTGCAAGTTCGTAAGCGAATCAGAGCTTGACGGAATGTCTGTTGTCACTACGGATAGCCTTTTGACCCCTGAAACCATCAAGGACCCAAAGATTGTTGCGATCCCTGATGATTTGTTTCCGGTAAGTCTTAAGGATAATCCAAAGTGGAAGGATAAGCATTTCGTTTTTGCTCCAGATGAGCTAATAAAGCCAGATGCTCCTAGAATTGATCTTACTCCAAGTGAAACCACTGTTTGGATCTTGGATGTTTTGGCAATGGCGGCAGGAGTAGCTAAGACGTTTGTCCCACAGCTAGCATTCTTGGAAGTAATTCTTGTAATGCTATCTAGAAGAAAGCGTCAGAACTATAAGGATGCTATTGCAGCAGTTGTGCCTTATGATGGTAATGTAGACATCGTGGGTGCTCTAGTGAGTGTAGCCAAGGCTCTTGGTGTAGCCCATAGTCGGCCTGAGCCTGTAGCAGCCACTGTAGACTCCCCACCACCTACAGCCACTGCTAAAGCTTGATCCTAGCTAGCTAGGCTTTACCCTCTCAAAGAGAATATCTTTGAGAGGGTTTTTTTATTTTCATATGTATTACTGACTATAATGATACATATGTCAGATAAATTAAAAATATTAGTTGTTAATCCAAACACAGGCGGATGTGCATATTACAGAAGCTTGATGCCTTACCATAAGTTACAAGAGCTTTACCCTGATAAGGTTGAAATTAAATTTGATGATAACCCATTAAAGCTTGATGTAAAGACGGGAAAATTTGAGTATCCTGGTGCAGAAAATGATGAGGCTCCTGAGGATATTAAATGGGCCGATGTTGTATTGATAAATAACATCAGTAACTACGGAGGACCATATACCGCCAGAGTTCAAGGCATAGCATTAAAGGCGGGTAAGTTTGTTCACTTTGATACTGATGATTTATTAACTGAGCTTTACGAAGAGCATCACTTAATAGATGTATATAAAAATCAGGGTCTTAGTGATTTAACAAAACACTTATATTATAATTCTCATTTGGTTACGGTGACTCAAACTAAATTTGCTGAAAGAATAAAGCCATATTGTAGAAATATTTTAGCTATAATTAAGAACTCTATAGATTATAATTTACCTTGTTGGAACCACCCCAAGACAAAGACTAAGTATGTTAAGGTTGGGTGGGCTGGTGGAATTCACCATAATCCTGACGTTAAAATTTTCTCCGCAGTCCCACACTTAGTAAATCAAAAAATAGGTAGAGAAAATATTTTTTGGGATTTTTATGGGATGCCTCCACCCCCAAAAGATGAAAAAGAAAAGGCTGATTGGCAAAATAAAGTTTGGGATCATTATAAAGCTGAGTTGCTAAAAGGATTTAAAGGACAAAGAAATTGGAATACTCATTATGCAGTAGGACCTCATGAGTATGGAATATTCTATGCCAATATGGATATTGCAATAGCCCCATTAAAGATGAACCCATTTAATGATTCCAAGTCAGATATTAAAGTAGCCGAGGCCGGACGCTACAAAGTGCCTATAATAGCTTCAAATGTCGGCTGCTACAGTGACACCATCCAGAATGGGAAGACTGGTTACTTGATAGATCCAGATGCTCCAAAGACTGAGTGGGTTAGACTGATCAGCAAAGTTGCGACAGATCATAAGTTGAGACGAGAAATGGGCGAAAATCTTCATGCAATAACTGAAGAAATGTTTGATACAAATAAAGTAGTAAAGTTTAGATTAAATATTTATAAACAAGCATTTGAAGCTCTTAAGTGGAATATAGGAAGAGAAATTAATATATGAAAACTTTTAAACATTCTGGAGATTTAGGGGACATCATTTATAGTTTACCAACTATAAGGGCATTAGGTGGTGGAGTTCTCTATTTAGATCCTACTGGAGGTGCATCAGATCCTTATATAAAAAAACAATGTATTGATGGTAGAACTAGGTTAGTGAAAGATACTATTGATTTTATTTCACCAATAATTAAATCTCAACCTTATATTAAGGATGTTAAATATTGGGAAGGTGAACATGTAACTTTTAATCTAGATGAATTTAGACAAAAATTTAATGATCCTTATAGAAGAAGTAAAACTTCAAACTTAGCTGATCTTCATCTGGAGCAATTTAAGTTACCCTTTTCTGAAGTTGAAAAGCCTTGGCTAGAGGTAGATGGTGATATAAAACTTGATAGAAAAATGATTGTATCTAGATCACCCCGTGTTCAAGGTGGGTTTGGATGGTTAAATGCTAATAAATTCGTTTTAAGAGATCAGGCAATTTTTGTAGGAATACCAAAAGAACATGAATTTTTTGAATGGACTTTTGGAATTGAAATTCCATATTACAAAACAGATACTGTTATTGAACTTGCTAAAGTTATAAAAGGATCTGAAATATTTATTGGAAATTCAAGTTTTGCACTATCATTAGCTATAGGTATGGGACACCCAAGAATAATGCAGGAAGTAGATCCAAAAGTCCCAACTACAGTGTTTGATAATTTAAGAAATATTAATTATTTCTAATCATGAAAAATATAATAGTTAGATTTGAAGGTGGCATAGGTGATTGTTTATTAGCTAATAGGTTCCTTTTTGCAATAAAGGAAGCGCACCCCGATTCAAATATTAAAGTAGCATTTGATACTGGTGTAAATAATAAGCAAGAAAAGTTAATGAAGCATTTGTGGCCTTCTACTTATGTAAATACTTATACTATTGGGGAAAAACTAAATCCTCAATTTATAACTAAAAATAATGAAGGAAGAAATGTTAATTACGTAAATCATCCTGATAATTTACCCAATAAATTTAAGGAAGATATAAAAAGTTCCGATATTTTTTATGATTTACACATAGCATCATTAAAGTTTTTTAAGTACGATATCCCATGGATGAAGTATTACTGGTATTTTCCAAAACCAGAAGTAGTAACTGAATATAAAGGAAAATTACCTGAAAAATTTATATTAGTTCATTTTTATCCAAGACCAGATAGTTTTCATAGTTTAGATCAGAGCCAAGCAATAAATTTAATTAATGAATTAAAGAAAATATTACCTGTAGTTATTATATGTGAAGAAAAATATTTTGATTGGTATAAAGGATGCTCAGAATGGATTATTGATCCAAAGATAGAGGAGATTTTTTATATAGCTTCTAAGTGTGAAATATTCGTGGGAGCAGATTCATCAATTAGATATATTCCTCTTCATTTTGGAAAAGCATCATTTGTTCTTTCAAAACATTGCCAAGAGCCATTCAGGCTTGATAAAATTAATTTACATCATTTATGTAGATGGTCACTTTATAGAAATCTAACTTTACCAGCTAATATAATTCCTGAAATAATGGGTATTATAGCATCAAATATTGTAAAAAATAAAGGATATTTTCTATTCCCAGAAATAGGCGGTAATTTAGAGTCAATTATTGGAGACCAAAATTTGCCATGAAAATTATAGATTGTTTTCCATTTTTTAATGAATTAGATATTCTTAAAATTAGACTTGAAGAACTATACGATCACGTTGATTATTTTGTGTTAGTGGAAGCTTCAAAAACTCAATCTTTAATAGATAAACCATTTTATTTTGAAAAAAACAAAAAGGAATATTCTAAATTTTTAAATAAAATAATTCATGTAAAAGTAGAAGACTGTCCAAGTAATTCATATACTTGGGAAATGGAAAATTTCCAAAGAAATTGTATTTTGAGGGGATTAAGTAAAGTTTCTGAATTACATTCAGATGATGTAGTTTTAATATCTGATTTGGATGAAATACCCTCTTCAAAATCAATAAAATTAATAAGAGAGTCTGGTCTTTCCTACGGGTCTATAAACATGAGTTTTCATGCTTATTACTTTAATATGGTAGCAAAAAGACCTTGGATAGGAACAGTTTTTTGTAAGGCTCGTTTATTAGAAAATAATACTCCACAACAATTTAGAAAACTTAAAGATTCTTTAGCCCTGTTAGATGGAGGGAAGATATTGGGTTGGCACCTGAGTTGGATGGGAGGATGCAGGAGAATTTGGGAAAAATCTCATTCTTGCATAGAGCCTTTTGATAAGTCTAAAATACCTCCTTATGAGGAATTTGAAAAGCAATTTTTTGACTTGATATCCAGAAATAAATTCATTCACATAGAAGATTTATCTAAGAACGGGGAATCTTTCTGTATTGATAATGATGTAAACTTTCCATCATTAGTAATTAGTAAATCAAATATATTTGTAAAATATTTTTTTAGAGGAAACAATGAACAATAATAACAAGGTTGTATTTGAAGTTGGAGTTGGGAATCCTTATATATGTAGAACTAGACTTTTGATGGGTTCTGAAGTAAAATTACATTTATTTGAACCAAATATAACTACATATAAAAATTTAGTAAATTTTTATGGTCATTATTCTAATGTTACTATTCATAATATAGCATTATTTGATAGGGACGGAGAAATTTTATTTTCTGATGATGGAGATTCTTCCTTTGTTTCTGAAGTAATGTCTCCAACGAAGTTTAACTCTTCAGATATAGCTGAGAGTAAAAATAAATATATTGTTCCTTGTAGATCAATTAAACACTATGATAATGGGGATATTGATTTATTGTTAGTTGACACAGAGGGTAGTGAGTGGATGATTTTAAAAAATCTTGTTAGTAGACCTGATGAGATAGTTTTAGAGACTCATAACTCAGAGTCTGGATACGTTAATCCACACTTACAAGAAATAAATGACTGGATGTCAAATAATAATTATGTGTTAACTAGAAAAAATGAATCAGATTCTTTTTTTAAGAAAATTAAGGTGTAGAAAATGAATATTGAATTTTATTCTTATGATAAATTTATAAAACCTGGAGATGTCGTTTACGATATTGGTGCTCACGAAGGAGAGATGAGCGTTAGTTTTTTAAATAAAGGAGCAAAAATTGTATATGCTTTCGAACCATCTCCATTAAATCTTCCACAGTTAAAAGCCACAAGTTTACTTCATAGCTCTATAAAAATTTGTGATGTTGCTCTCCATGAAAAAGAGTATTCCTGCGTTACGAGATTCAGGGATTGTAAGCGTGGTGCTCCCCTCGACCAAGAGCAAAGTATAACATACGTGATACTTCAAAATTATATAAAGAACAATAACCTGGAGCTTCCAGATTTTATAAAAATGGATATTGAAGGGATGGAAAGTATAATTTTGAAAGGTTTCGAATTTCTATTTCTAGGAAAACGTCCAATAATATTTGTAGAGATTCACGCCGCACCCAAAGACGAACGACAAAGCTACACTGACAATCCACACTGGGTATGGCCTGAAGACGGTGGATTTGATTTCAATAGTATAAAACAATATAACTACGTATATATGAACGAGTTTGCTCAAATAGTCAGCAATGATGAAAACCTCAATCCCTCAGTAAAGCAACACAAGGGTTGTGTATTGATACCAATAGAAAAACTTAATTTAGTGTAATATTTTATGAATAACAAAGTAAAAATTTTTGGAGTTAGGATGAGTTTAATTGGTGATTGTATAATGTCATTACCAATATTAGATCATCTTAAAACAATATACCCTAACTCCTACATATATTTTTCTTTAGCCAAGAAATGTCAACAAGCAAAATTTTTATTTGAAAACCATCCGAATATAGATGAAGTAAAAATAAGTGATTATGAGGAAGAATTAGGCCCATCTGATTTTGAAATAATAAAAAATTGCGATATAGTGATAAATCCTAGACCCAACCACCCTTTGGAGTTTGATTGGTATAACCATAGATCCTGTGTGCAAGAAACATTTATTATGGCTGGATTAGACTTGAAAAATCTTAAAACTTTACCAAAATTAAATCTACTCAAGCCTAGGAAAGAATTAAAAAATACTATAGCTTTTTGGCCGTTTGCTGGATATGGAAAAGGAATATCCAGAAGTCCATCGAAAGAGTGGTGGGAAAGACTCTTAAGTAGATTTAAAAATTTCCAAATATTTCAATTTGGATCTGAACAAGATCCCCATATTGATACACCAAATCTTATAAGAAATAATCATAAAAATTTTGAGCAACAAATATTAGAATCTTTAAATTGTTCTATTATAATAGGGACAGACTCAGGTTCCATGTGGGTCACAGGGGCTTATGGTGTAGCTCCGCAAATAAATCTCTTAACTAATTGGTTACCGGGACATTTTAAAAATTTCTCTGCTCTGGCTCCAGAAGGTGAAAAGTGTTACAACTTTTTTGCTCAAGGATCTTGTGATAACATATCTACGACAGACGTACAAAATAAAATAATTGAACTGATAAATATATGAATAATTTTAATTGGCCTTTAAACGTAAATAATTTTACTTTAGTTGATAAATTAAAAATTTGCAAGTTTATTTTAAATCCATTAAACAGATGGACACAAGATATTCAAGTTAAAAAATTTGAAGAAAAGTTTGCAAATTATATTTCTAAGAAATATTCAGTTTATGTATCAAGTGGATCTACAGCGAACACTTTATTGGCGATGTATTTGAAGGATACTAAACCAAATAAGAAAGTAATTATATTTCCATCAACAACTTGGATAACATCTGTATCCCCGTTTCTTAGGGAAGGATTTAGTCCCAAATTTATAGATGTATCACTTAAAGACTTTTCGATGGATCTGGATTTGTTAGAAATTTATTTGTCAGAATTTTCTGAAAAAGTGGCATGTGTGTTTTTAACTAGCTTATTGGGGTATGTTCCAGATATAGATAGATTAAAATTTTTAGAAAAAACATATAATGTAAAAGTGATGCTCGATAATTGTGAAAATACTTTTGGAACATATAATCGTAAAAATGTTTCAAAAGAATTCACTTCTACAACAAGCACTTACTTTGGGCACCAGTTACAAAGCATAGAAGGTGGATTTATTTTTACAGATTCTGAGGAAGAGTATAACTATTTCCTTATGGCGAGAAACCACGGTATGGTAAGATCCATACCGGGAGATAAGAGTAAATATCAAAACTCTCTGGTAGATCCTAGATTTGACTTCAATATTTTGGGTAATAATTTTAGAAATACAGATTTAAATGCATTTATAGGTCAATTAGACTTTAAAAGATTAGATAGCTATATCGAAAGAAGATTAGAACTTTATACATTATTTAAAACTAATTTGAATTCTGATAAATATGTATTACCTGAAAATTTTGAAAATAGAGTTCATGTCCCATTTTCTTTGCCAATAATTTGCAAAAATAAAGAAGATAAGATTAAAATTTTAAATTATTGTGATGCTAAAAAAATAGAGACTAGACCTATTATATCTGGTAATTTATTGCGACAAACCTGTTTGAAAAATTATGACAATTTTTCAAATTACCCTGTAAGTGAATTCTTGAATGAGAATGGGCTTTACATTGGGCTGTATTCAAAATTAAAAAATTCTCAAGTTGAGAATTTGGTAAAGGATTTAAATAGCATATGATTAATTTATTAGTTGATGAATGTTTTGCATTCGATTATCTTTCTATATTAGAAGTTAAAAAGAATATGAATCAAGATGAGAATTATGATAATTGGATAAATTGTCTAAATTACTTAAAAACTCAATTAGGGGAAAAATGCATAGACATAATAAAATCTAAGGAATATGGGGTATTATACAAAGCAAACTTATCCACTTTTGACGCAGTTGCAAAAGCTAGGAGTGGTGGTAATATCACCGCGAAAGAGGTAGATGATTGCAACATGGAAAGATATAATGCAAAAGTAGCCTTGCAAAAGGTATATTTCCCAGAGAGTGAGGTTACCGAGAGAAAGCTTTCTCCAAAGAAAATAGTGAAGTAATATGAAAAAAGTTATTATAACTGGTGTAACAGGTCAAGATGGTAGTCTGATGGCAGATTACCTTTTAAATAATTTTGATGATATTGAAGTTTATGGAACTCATAGAAGGCTTAGTGTTCCAAATCATGGGAACATAGAGCATTTGCTTGGTAATAAAAGATTCAAAAAAATTGAACTAGATATAACAGATAATGAAAATGTAACTACAATAATACGACAAATTAAGCCGGATTATTTTATAAATTTTGCTGCAAATTCATTTGTTGGTAACAGTTGGAGAATGCCAATGAATCACTTCCAAAATAATTGCATTTCTGTAATGTATATTTTGGAAGCTCTTAAGAATTTTTCACCAAGCACTAGATTTTATAATGCGGGTAGTTCTGAGCAATTTGGTGACGTTGATTATGTTCCCCAAGATATCAAACATCCATTCAAGCCAAGATCACCCTATGGAGCCTCAAAATGTGCTGCACACCATCTTGTAAAAGTATACAGAGAGTCCTTTAATATGTTTGCAGTGCAAGGTATTCTTTTCAATCATGAGGGTATTCGTCGTGGAGAAGAGTTCGTCACCAGAAAAATAACTAAAAAGGTAGCGGAAATAAAATATTCCATTGATTCAAATATCCACTTTGATCCATTAGAGTTAGGTAATCTGTATTCAAAGAGAGATTGGAGTGATGCTGAAGATTTTATAGATGGTATTTGGAAAATGTTAAATCAGCCGAAACCGGTCGATTATGTTTTATCCTCAGGAAAAGCTTATACCATAAAGCAATTTGTTGAAGAAGCTTTCAAAATTGTTAACATAAAAGGAACTTGGATCGGTGAGGGATTGAATGAGAAATTCATAAGTACAAATTTAAAATTAAATAAAATTCTTATGGTAATTAATTCTGAATTTTATCGCCCGGCAGAAGTTGATTTATTATTAGGTGATAACTCAAAAGCAATAAACGAGTTAGGTTGGAGACCAAAAACTGACTTTAATGAACTTGTAAATAAAATGGTAAAAAATGATTACAATAATTTAATTAAATTTAAATAATAAGTATAAATTGTTTAATTAGTGGGTAAATATACTATGAAAGGCTACCCACAATGTCTGATACTGAAAAAAACAAAAGCTCAATAGATTTAAACTTAGTTAAAATAGATATAAGACTTAGCGAACTAGAAAAACGCTTAGATAAGACTAAAATAGACAAGTTTTTTGAGTTAGCTACTAGATTTGCCCTACCATTTATAATCGCTCTTGGTTCTATAGCATTTACTTTGCATAATAGGGTAGCCTACCTTGAGAATACTGGATTTAATAAATACGATTATCAAAAAGAAATTAACGAAATTAAGATGCAATTAGATAAGTTTAAGGACACCGATCCTTGGATTCGGGATGCATTTACCAAGATGGACGTTAAATTGGATGCACTCCGCGATGGTGTGGACAAGTTAAAAGAACGTGTAATAAGACTGGAAGGAACTAGCAAGTAAGAGTTGACAGTTGGGTTGCGGCCTGTTAAAATGGGCCCACCATGCAAACTTTTCTGCCATACCCAGACTTCGCTGATTCTCTTGCCTGCCTTGATTACCGCCGCCTTGGCAAGCAGCGTGTAGAGGCCATGCAACTCGTTAACAGCACGCTCAAGCTCGCTGACGACCCCAATGCCAAGGTCGGCTGGGCCAATCATCCTGCCCGCACCATGTGGACCGGCTACCTTGATGCGCTCAAGCTATATCACAACCTAGCCATCAAGGAATGGATTTCCCGTGGCTACAATAACAATATGAAGCTCTACAATCTCTCGCAGCAGATTGTGATGCCTCATTGGCTTGGAAACGAGAAGCTCCATGCCAGCCACCGCAGTAACCTCCTTCGCAAGGACATTACACACTACAGCCAATTTACCTGGACCGAACCCGACAATATCCCATATTTTTGGCCGGAGCCGAACTATAATGTCACCAATGGATGAATTTAGTTTATACCGCTGGGCAGCAACTTTAATGGTGCTAGGCCCAGCTTACTTTTGGTGGGGTTATGCCGCACCAATCTTTGTTTTTGGTATACTGCTTTTACTGTATGTGCATTATACCGCAGTTATTAAGTTACTAGCAACTTCGGTGCTGGTAATTAATAGTTCGATTTTGAAGGAGAAAGAGCAAGATGAAAGTAAAGTTGAAAATCTTCACGGATGAGTTATTCCGTAAGCCAGTGCAAGCTACTTCAGGATCAGCAGGGTGGGATATCTATGCTATTCAGGATAATACTATCCCACCACGGGAGATGAAGATAATTAAGACTGGATTTGGGATTCAAGTTCCGAAAGGTTGTTATGTGTCACTCGTTCCGCGTAGCTCCTACGGAAAGAAGAAAATCTTTATTGCAAACTCTCCGGGAACTATTGACAGCGATTATACTGGGGAAATTTGTGTAATGCTGTATAATCTCAGCGACGACTTCTTCTATATCAAGCAAGG